GACTTGTGCAAGGGCATCACGACGCCGGAACAGAAGGGACGGGGTCAACGTCGCTTGCCCATGTCCGATGCGACGTTTGCCGCCGTGTTCAAGGTCTATAGCACCGTGAGCGGTCGGCGTTTCATGTGCGATCTGTCGGACGCACAGGACCGGGGATACATCGAAGAACTCCCGCACTTCAATTCGATTTTCAACTATCTCGAAAACCCGGACATGACGCCGATCCTTGAATCCCTCATCGTGGAATCAGCCAAGCCGCTCGCAGAAGTGGAATCGAACTTCTCCGTTGACTCAACAGGCTTTTCGTCGTCGCGGTTCGTCCGCTGGTTTGATCAAAAGTACGGCGTCGTGCGGCAGGACCACACATGGGTCAAAGCTCACTTCTGTTGCGGGGTCAAAACCAACGTCGTGACTGCCGTTTCGATCTACGAAAAGAACACGAACGACACGCCGATCTTGCCGGAACTGGTGGATGCAACCGCAAAGAACTTCACGATGAAGGAAGTGAGTGCCGACAAGGCGTACGCCACGAACGACAATTTCAACGCCATTGAGCGGGCCGGGGCAAACGCCTACATCATGTTCAAGTCGTCACACAACGGCAGTTCAGGCGGATTGTTGGCGAAAGCCTTCCACTACTTCTGCTTCAAGAAAGACGAATTCCTTGCCCACTACCATAAGCGGTCGAATGTGGAATCGACCGTGAGCATGGTGAAGGCGAAGTTCCGGGACCACGTCCGGAGTAAGACCGACATTGCCATGAAGAACGAAGTCCTCTGCAAGTTCCTCTGCCACAACATTTGCTGCCTGATTTCTGCAATTTACGAGCTTGGAATCGAGCCGATGTTTTTGGCTGAAAAGTCAAGGACGACTGCTTAGTTTTTACTTGCACCGATTAACTAAATCGGTATCGTTTATTGCTGACAACTAAAACGTTCGCTGGACAAGCGAATCGTCCTGTGCGTCTGAATTTCCACCCCCGGAACAATTCGGGGTTTTCCGCACTCAGGACATTTGCCGGGTCCGGCCCCTTGCGGGGTCCGGCTCCCGGTGGATGAGCCGAGTGCAAGGGCCGTGGAAAGCCTAGACGCGCGGTGAGTCCATCGGATGATGGACCCCGCTTCATTTCAAGACGATTACCTTCCATCCCGCGACATTTAAAAAGGGTGTTTTATGCGAAGGTTTTCGCTCGCTGCTGCTGTCTTTTTACTAACCACGCCCGGCTTGATTTTGGCCGACGCCGCACGAAAGTCAGCCGATGGAGTCGAATTCCCCGACGTTATTCAAAAACCGCTGCCATTTGTATTGCCCGGCATCGCCGCGTGTCTCGGACAAAAGCCGGAGGATGCAATAAAAGAGAAGATTTACTCTTTCGAGAGCGAGAAACCGCCTGCAAAAAACTGGCGGGAATTGCTACGCACAAAGTACGAAATTCGATTCGATCCGTCCATAGCCGGTTTTATCAGCCCAGAAGCCTTGGCAAAGATTCGATTCGCACCAGAAAGCAGATGGATTTGCCGAGGTGCGTTCGGGGCTGATTTTGAAGTTTTCAACCTGACTGATGGAAGAATTTCCGAAGTAACCTTTGTCTTCCCGAGACTAACTTTTGATCGTGCAAAATCGATGCTGGCCCCGCTTCAAAAGGTTGGGAAGATGAGTCCAGAATGGCATTGGATAATTAAGGACGTGAACTTACAGCTAATGTTCGCAGGGAAAAGGTCGCAGGAAGGTGCTCCGACGTGCCAAGGATTTACTCTACGGATTGACCCTCTCGACTGGTATATCACGCTTCACGAACCAGACCCCGAACTTGTCACCGCCTTACGAAGAGGAGTCCCGCTAAAGGGGATGACTAAAGACGCAGCAGTAGCCATGTTTGACCCGCGCCGCCCTTTTACAAAACTTCCGAACGGAGAAGCAAATAAGGAAACAATCGTTTGGGAGTGGCGGAAAGTTGATATGACCGGGGCCGATTCGACAGAGGCTTGGCTCAAAATGCAAGGTCCGGGTTATGTGTACCGGCGGGTTACAATGACTTTTACAGACGGCGTTTGCACTGAAGTTTTAGACGAATCAAAGAAGTAGCACGGCATGGAAACCTGCGAAAACTGCGGTGCGACGATCGGCAAGCTGGAAACGCCGAACGTTTGGAAAGAACACGTCGTTTGTGGGGCGTGCTACAGAAAGTTGTCGTCACAAGAAACAGAGGAACTATTTCAGCCCATTGCGGCCCCAAGACCACGTCAAGTTGAGCACGCCCGAGGACCAACGCTCCAAAGAAAGTACAACAACTTCCTGTTAATGCCTCAGATTATTTCTTTCATTCTAGCGGTATTCGGCATCTTGTACCCCGGACCGGAAGGCGGTTTTATATTCTTGGTATCCGGTGCAATCTTCATCACACTTTTCCTCGCGGGAATGATAATGAAGGCGAATTGGAATCAGAAGTACGGGTAATGAGTTACTAGGCCTCGGCGTTCTTCTTGACCGGCTCGCGATCTGCCAACGCCTCTTCAATTTGCTTTTTCACCGCATAAAGTCTTAAGTCTAAATCGGTAAGGAATTTCTTACCGGCGTCCGTCTTGACTACGCTGTCTCCGTCCCGAGTCTCAAGAATGCTCGCTTTGATCGCGTTTAAATGCTCATTAATTGACCGTAGGTGAGAACGGAGAGCGTCCTTGTCCTTCTCGGAAAACAGTTTTCGTATCCACTCAAACACGGCAATTCCTAGTGAAAATAGGCCGAAACCCCACCCCGATAACGTCCAAAAGTCTGCAATGGCTAGCATCCGCAGATTTGACTGCCGCAGGGATGCAAAATCCATACGGTTTCTGCACAACAGAAGAATTTCTGCACAACGGGACGCTAAAATTCAGTTCCGTTGTGCAAAGCTAGTCATTCCACACGCTTGTACCAACTCTAACGACTCCTCAAAGAATCGGTGATTTCTTTCAGCGCGATCGGACGGAATGAGCGGGCCGAAACAACTACTCATCCACAACTTGACGTTTGATTGAAAATCTTCAATAGTCATTTTATATTCTTTTCTTCCAACCGCTCAATTTCCCGATTCACGTACCACGCTGCCTTTTTCAAATCCTCCAATACCTGTCCTTTCTTTCCAGCCCTACAGATATATTTTACAGCATTACCTAAGCAAAACCCCAATCCCCACGCCTCGATGACTTTTATCGCCTCGAAAGGGTTTTCGGCACCTCCGTAATGTTTCGGATGATTTACATTGTCGCTCATACTTTCCTGTATTTAGGTTTCCAAAATCCGCCCTCTTGCACGAAGTCTCCCATAAGTCGCGGCTCTTGCTCGCACATTTCTTTCGCGACTAACCCCATCGCATAAGCGATTTCTTCCTCTGCTGCTGGATCACAACGCATAGTGATAATATGCCGCAATGCCCGCAAGTTTAATGTGTAAACCGCACCTACGCTGACACCTAAAGGAACTATGCGACGAAACATACTTGTTAGTTGTTTCTTTCTAGCAAAGTCTCCAGCTAGGTCGTCGGCCCAAATTTCTTCAAGCATTCTATACGTACTTAAAACGTGCTCAAAAACACTTTTGAAGTAAGACCGCGTTCTGTGCTTTTTACTCTCAATAAGACGGTTCTCATCAGTAATCTCTCCCTCGCACGCTCGAATACTTAAAGGCTCCCAATACGGAATAGCATCGCCAAAACGGATGTAACGTAAACTGGCTTCGCTTATCGCAACACCAGCACGGTGTCGGTTCATTTCTGCTGTAAAAACTCTAGTTACGCCCTCAAAAGCCCATGTCCAAGACGTGTGCTCAAGTACACTTCCATGCCCGGACTTTAGTATGTTGTCAAGATAAACGCCCCAGTCTTCCCTTATTTTACTAACGTTCGGATTCATCCCCACTTCAAACGAGTTATAACAGCGTTTGCCGGAAACACCTACTAACAAATCAGCATCCGTTACAGTACCTTCCGGTTGCGTATATTCTTCATCAAAATGCACGTTAGATTCGTGGTACGTTGACGGCAGTTTTTCAGAAAACTCAACAGCCCCCACGTTCTCTAGCCACGCCTGCATTTCCTCCCGATTAGTTCTCGTTTGAGCAATACAATGAACTGTGATTTCTTTTTTCATAACCCGCCTTCCTCTATCTCAAGAATTTTCAGTAATGGCCTGATCGGCTCCAAGTTAACTACGGGACAAACAAAATCGCTTAGCTTGCCTACCTCAACAGCCGTATCTAACTTCAACAACTTTCGCGTCTTTGCCAACGATCCGCTTTCGACCGCCGCCTGCAAATTCTCACGCAACTTCGCACTCAGATTATACGCTCCGTCCAAAATACCGCCTATCGATCCGCACCGCGTTAACCACTTTGCCGCATTCCCTTTTCCCCAACCTTTCACACCTTCGATGTTGTCTACGCTGTCGCCCAAAAGACAAAAGAAGTCTAAAAGCTGGTTGGTGCTTACTCCGAATTTTGCTCCCGCCGTTGCCTTCGCATACCACGCCTGTTTTACTGAATCGTAGACGAAAATATTATCGTTTGTGCATAACTGAAAAAAGTCTTTGTCACGGGAGATGATGTTCACTTCAAGCTGCGGGCTTGCGTACTGAGTCGCCAGCGTAGCTATAACGTCGTCGGCTTCCTCATTTTCTAAAGCGAGTGTTTCGATGGACAGCAATTTTAGTAACTGCTTGATTCGTCTTAGTTGAGGAATCACGCCATCCGCAACTTCCCCGCGATTTGCTTTGTAGTTCTTGTCAATCGCAAGTCGCTTGGCACAACTGTTCTTGCCGTCAAAAACTACCGCCAAGTACTTCGGATTGTTGGTACGGATCGTTCTTAGTATTTCCCGCAAGAAAAGATAGGTTGCTTTCGTTGGTTCGTTGGTAGTTCCCTCACACGTCGGACAATCTTCCCAAAAGTCATCGCCCGTCTCGTCAAACTGAGTACCGCCGCCTTCCCCGTTACAGTCAGAACACCTAACACTTAAATTTACAAACGGAGCGTGAAAACTTTGATAAAACAAAGCCATCGCGTCAATACACCAAAACTGATCGACTTGTTTAGAACGGGGTTGCATCTAGAATCTCTTTCGCTGCTTTATCCAGCTTTTCCGCCAGCGAATTTCCTTCGATTACCTTCCCACCTTCGTCGAAACGCGGTGTGGTGCCGTCATCATACTTACTTGCTAAATATTCTGTCAGTTCCGCAACATCAACAGTTTTCGCAAATCGCCAGACACACTGATGACCCACCTTTAACCTTACAAAACCATCTTTCTCTGTTTTAGTAATCTCTATTACCGAACCTCCCTTATTACCCTCGCATGTGAAGAAACCTTGCCAAAATTTCAAATCACGCACTAAACGCCTAATGCTTCGTAAAGCACCTTTCAAAGTTCTCGGCTTCAGACAAGGTACACTCATTGCTGTATTATACTCCCATCATTCGTTAGTACGATTTCCGCACGCCCAGAAAACGCCCCGTTCGCGTTGGCATCATGCGATACAAGCCAAATTTCGTACTGCTGGTCGATTGCCCGATTCGCTAAATACTCAATTTGATCTTGCACGCCTTCTACAGAAAGATTGTTGGATTGTTCATCGTGACACTCTGCCGGACAAGTAATGCCGTACCTGTCGCGTATCAATTTCGCTAGTCCTACCCGTCCTGCCATCACAAGACGGTTCTTCTCACCGCCCGACCACGATTCCCATCTCACCTTATCTTTCGACGTTGGCGATTTAATAAACACTGCAAATCCCTTACTTACCGTTCCGGCTTGAGTCAGCGTTTCCACGTCAAATGTAATCTGCCAGCCGATCAAGCCTAGTTCTCTAAGCGGGTTGTTACACTCGATTTCTAATTGTTTCAAAGCCTCTGTTATCAACCACAACCGCACGTTCTTTAGTTCTTTTGCCCAGTAGCCGTAACCGTTTTCGTCGGCTCTTGCCAGAGCTAATTTATCGTTTACCGAAACTGAGTCTGCGGTTAACTGCCTTATTTTCGCTTCAAGTTGTTTGATCATTTCGTCATGCCGGTTCGTTTCTGTTTTCAAGTCGTGTAGTTCGGTTTCCGCTTGCTGCAAGTCGCGTTGAGCGTCTTTTAGTAAACTTTTCGTGTTTCGTTCGTTTTCTTCCGCCGCTCTGAACAATCCCTCCGCATACCGCACATCTTTTTCCAGTTTTTCTAAATCGCCTTCCAAGTCGAACAACGATTGTTCAACGGCTCGCACATCGTCAAACGCCTGTCGTTCCTGCTCCGTTGCCTCAACGAACAGCTTTCGCACGCGGGCCGCTTCTCTCGCAATATGCGGAGCTTTCTGACCGCAAGTGGGACAAACGCTGTCAGACTCTTTCAAACGCTGCAATTGCTTTCCTAGGCCGTCTGCCGTGACTCTCCGCTCAATCTGTACGTCTATCGCAACACCGTGTTTCGTCTTGAGCGGGTTGAGCCTCTTTTTCAAGTCCGTTTGTTGGTCGATCAGTTTGTTTAGATCGGTATGTCGTTTATCCGCTTCCGCTTTAGCCCCAGTCAACGACTCGTTTATTTGATCGTACTCAACACGACAACCTTCAACCTCTTCTCTGACTTTAACTATCTTTTTCTCTTGCTCCACTTCAAAAGCGTCGGCTAGTTTCTGCTCACCGACTATCTGCTGTTTCAACAGATGAGTTTGTGCTTGTAACGATTGGGCCTCGCTTTCCAGTTTGATTGCTAACTCGGTTGCCTGTTTACCTAACTTTGACGCCTCAGATGCTTTATCAAGCCAATAGTCTAAATTCAGTATTTTAGAGAAGACGTTTAGCTTGTCGGTTGGCTTTAGCTTAAAGAAGTGGTCGGCGTCTTGGCCGGTCAGGATCGTTGCTAGAAACAGATCGTAGTCGAATCCCAGTAGTTCGTCAATTACCTCTTGCGTTACCGTCCTTGATTTGATTTCACCGGGATACAGCAGTTTTAAACTATTGGGCGACTGCTGGCGGGTTATTTTGTACTGCTGATTGTTTAACTTGAAATAGTAAACAACGTAGGTAGGGCCGGACTTTTCCCAGTTAACTACAGCGTTGGCAAACTGACCGCTCGCCGTCTTACCAAACTGTACCCAACACCAAGCATCTAATAGCGACGATTTTCCAGTTCCGTTTCCTCCCTTCTCGGGATACAGTTCGTTGCGTCCGACTAAATAAAACAAACCCGGTTTCTGCTGGAAATAGAAAGTTTGCTTGTCACGGAAAGATTTGAAGTACGAAATTACTAACTTTTGCGGAATCACTTTGCTTCCAGTATCCTTTTAGCTTCCGCCGCGATTCTCTCCGCGTTAGTTACTTCTCAATATCAGGTACTTTGACCATAAAACCGAAGTAGCCGCCATTAGATTCCGGCCTCTCGCAATCAAATCCGCAAGGAGCATTAGAATCCATGCGTTGAGCACACATCATCATAGCCTCAAAGTTACACACAGCGTCGCAAACCGAGCCTCGCCGTTTCCTCGACGATTTCGTTAGTTGTTTTGGTCATTTAACTAACTTCCTTCCGTATTCCATCAACCCATCATCCACATTATACACTTTCGCATAATCAATCAGCGTGCTAAGCGGTGTTTTAGTCTTTGCCGTCTCTTCCGTTCGTCTTACCAAAATCGGTCGGCTTTTCTTCTCCACAACCGACAAAGACGTTGCTTTTATGCCCATTGTTTCCGCCTCTGCCTGAACCTGCTTACTTATTTCCTTCCAACTGCCAAACTCGGAACGCGGCAGCATTACCTCTACTTTTGCACAATCACCCTCCGCTTTTAGTTCTTCCGGCCTGTCAAACGCAATCGTCGCTTTAGCTACAAAGTCCGCTACCGACGTTACGTTTAGTTTTACTTTGCGGATCGACGGCACGTCAAAACTTGTCAATTCTCCGTCAACATCTATCAAAACTCTCGGTACGTACAAATCGTTCATATTTACCGGAAACGGTGCTCCCACTGAGATATACTTGCCTACTTGGTTTCGCGTATGGATGTCGCCAGCAAGGACGGAGCCTCCGCACGTACCAAGCACCGCAACATCAACCCCATTCGCGTACTCAATACCTTCTCCCGTACAAACAGGTTGATGGATAAGAACACGATCATACTTACTAAAATCATATTTCTGCACATACTCATCAAAGGTTTTCGAGTAGGGTAGGAAAAGGTATCGTTGCTGCCACAAGCCGATTTCCGCCGGTCGGGTAAAAAAGAAAATCCTGCCGTTCAGGCTACGGTGAAGGAAAGTAAAATACGGCTGAGTTTGATCTGTCGAATCATGATTCCCCGCCAGCAGAAATATTTTACCCGCCCCACCCGTATTGTCGTCCAGCACTTTGAGTAACCGCTTCAAGTGTCGGATAAATTTGTTTACTAAACTGCTGGCGTGATTGTCTTTGTCGTCCAGCAGATCACCTAGAATAAACAAATATCGTACCTGCTTTTCAGCTAAGAACGATTCCAGCCAGCTAAGAAAGTTCCACCGGTAGTCGTCGCGGGGCTTGTCCGTTAGATGAAGGTCGGCGGTGTAGAGCGAAACGATTGCCATAAAACCCTTACGGACGATCTAGCGGTTCCACTCTCCAGCATCCTAAACAAATAGACGTTTTCTCGTTATTAACTACAAGCAACTTTTTCTTGCAATACCGGCAACGATTTCTTAGCTGAGCATACAGCTTTTTCGTTCTACGACGATAACCCGAAACCATCCGCCACAAACGCCATAACCACAAAAGCATCTCAACCCCTCCGCTTATACCGTTTTCTCGGTTTCGACGCTGGCGTTTCGTCCTGTGTGGTTCGGGGTAGGTTTTGCAAGCCGTCTACGGGAATGGAAACTTCCGTGTAGCCTGACAAACATTCCCATATCGCCTTGCTGGCGTTGAGCGTCATCGGTACGCCACAGTAGGGACAATCGGGAGGTTGTAACGTCGGTTCGTTCATTAGTGATGAACTATGACAGGAAATGTAACCTCTTTATCAAGACAAAGCGGGATGAGCCAACGTAAATTAGGTATTACATTTACAGGCAAGTCGAAAGATTTATAAATACCGACCTTTTCATCCGTCATATTCTTAGCAAACGCAAGAACAGTTTCACATTTAAACACTTGAACCAACCAAGGCGACTTCCCATGACCGTCCATCGTGCAAGCATGCGTCCATTGCTGCTCTGTAGTTGTTATTCCCGTTTCTTCCTCAAACTCCCTCATCATTGCAAAAACATCTGACGTGTCTGTTTCTTCTACTTTCCCACCTACACCGTTCAACTTTCCTTTCTGCCAATCAGGCTTGTTTTTCTCGATTAACAAAACTTGATTATGAGCACCAAACGCAAAACCTAAAACGTACTCCGTCATAGTTATTCCCGTCATAACTTACTCCATCCATTGAACACAATCCTTAGTGTCGCACGCCGCATGAACGTGTCCGTTGTACGACGACACGCTGTAATGCAATTTCCCAGTCTTACAAACGAGACAGGAAAACTCGCCTACTTTCGATACTTTTGGTTTACCTTTTTCGCATCCCGCATGTTTCAAAATCATCGGTCGTACTATCGCTATTCGCTCAATCGACTCTTTTACTATACGTTCCGTTTCCGCTTCCTCTTTATCTAACTCCTCTGCCGTCTTAAACGAAAGTTTGTCGCACGTCGGCCAAATGCCGTCTGCGGGCATATTGTCGGTTTCAAGATGAAAACACGGCAACGCGACCATCCGTTTTCCTTGCTTGCGAACATCGTCATACTTAACGTGTGCTCTGCATTCCGCTTTCTCTTTCTTATCCAACAAATCGATCACCGAACCATCAGCACGGCAGCACAAGCCGGTAAAATGTCGGCATTTGTCGTGTTGTTCGCGAATCGAATATTTCATAAACTCTTCTTTATTGTACTAAACGGCTTAGCCAACACGCTCGCTAACGACACTACGTAAATACTAGCAAACGGCTTTACCCTAAAAATAATATCGGCAGTTCCCAGTTTGAGCAAACTTATACCAAAAACAGATGTACAAACCAACTCAGGCCGTCCGTTCTGTTTCATTATCAACAGCGGCTCGCGTTTTCCATCGCACTCTTTGAGCAACCTCTCCCACCATTTGATAAACGGAATCTTTCTTTGCCAGAATAAACCGTCCAACTCCAACGATTCATAATGTTTACACTCGACAACAAATCTACTCAATAGAGCGTTCCCTGTTTCGTGCGTAGCAACTATATCGCCAGCGTGAGCATCTAATCGATTTCCCTTACTTCGTGCTCGCGTCGATCTTCCGCCAGATGAGGCAGATCGCCAGAAACAATCACTATGCTCCCCGTTACTGACCCACTTCGACAACGCTACACAAATCTTGCGTTCAAAGCTCGGTCCTTTGCCGCGACAACGAATCTTGCGAAGTTTCTTTAACTTAACGCGGGTCATTTACTACGTTTCTCAATCTTATTGACTATTTCTTGTGCAACTTGCTGGCCTGTTTTCTTTGATGAAATGGGGTATGCAATGTTTCCGGCCCAATATTCCGCTATTTCCTTACAAGCCTCTCTTTCCTCTAAACGCTGTTGCGAAGAATCTGCCGCGAGCTTTACTAACTCTTGCAACACGAAAACTAGCAGATTCAACGTTGATTCGTTTTCGGCTCGCTTGTCTTCAATCCCAAAACCATACAAATCTTTCGCTTTACTGTTAGTGCCAAAATTAACTAACAACGTTGCTCGAATTTCTCCAAGCTGACGAGCGTTGTCCTGCCCTTCTCGAACAAATTTAGTCACTTCCGAAATTGCTTCTGCCAGTTCCATAAAATCACCTACTCATATTTCTTCCGCACCGGAGCGAACCGACTTTCAATCTCATTCCAAACGCTAGTTAGTACGTTGTTTAAACAACTCCGAGTCGTATCAATCTGCCGCCGATCCATCGTATCTAATTTGTGCAGCCATTTGCTAACTAACGCCGTCGATTCCTTCTTATTCAGCCCCTTCGCTTCCGGTATCAGTTTACTTAAACGATCCGATTCCAAAAGAAAAGTCAATCCGGTCTCGAACTCATCAATACCGTACCCATAGCGTATAAAAAACTCGCACTCCCGCCACGCAACGCCCGTCTTGTTCTTCTCGCACTTGGCTCGCGTCCATGCTCCAATTTTACGCTCTATGCCGCCTCTTGTCTCTTTTACCTTCCCTACATCCGCAAGCCATACTATTTGCGATGAGTAGAAGTCTAAAGCATGTCCTCCGCTTCTCGTTAGTTTCTTACCGAACATTGCGTTTATCTTGTCTCGCACTTGAGAGACGATGAACAGAGTTATATTCAAACCCTCCAGCCGTCGAACTTCTTTTCTAAAAAGCTTGCCGATCAGTGCCGGTTTCTTTGTACCGTAACTGGCCGCTCCTAACTCTGCCTCTTTCTCTGCTTCATCTCCTATCGGATCAAGTGAATCGACAATGTACATTCCGGCTCTGTACTTACGCTTCTCCACCAATGTTGCAAATTTATCAATGTTTTTATGCAACAACTCTACTGTGTCCGTTCGCTCATTTTCGTTAAATTCCACACGATCAACCGGCAGGCCCACACCTTCCGCATACGCCATATCAAAAGCCGCTTCGGTTTCGTCATAACGAATTACGGCTTGTTTTGATGTATACTTTTGAGCGAATGTAGTACACGCTTCGATTGCAAGCAAACTTTTCCCGGTCGAGGTATCTCCAACTAAGTTGATTACCCGTCCTTCCGCCCAACCACCGCCGATAGATAAATCAAGATTATGGCAACCTGTACCTATCCGCTGAACGGTTGAGACGGGAGGAAAATATTTTCCTCCGCTTGCTGGTTGGTTTAACTTAACTCTGTCCACTAAATTTTCCTTCTATTGCACCAGATAATCACCAAAGCAACTGCCGTCGTCCACACTACCCAAACGATAATTGCTTTGGTGAAATAAGTCATTCCAAGTCTACTCCCATTACTCTACCGATAATCACCTTTACCGACTTTTTATAAGACTCTCGCATGGCGGTTATCAATTCCCAATTAGTACGCTGCGGAGTATTTAGAAATATCAAATTCGGTGGAGTACCCGGCAAGTGATGCTGCTCCATCGACGGCCAACCGTCCGGACAACGAAACAACGTGTTAGCCGTATCGTCGATCAATTTGATAATTTCTTTTGAAGTCATGTTTAACTACCGCCTTGACCTGCGATCATCGTTTCGAGACGACCTTCTGTCATCGTCGGGCGGCACATCGTCGTCAAAATCTTCTGGAATGTCGCCAGTATCCAAAACCTCATCGAGCGGTTCGGAAGCGTCCTCAATCACTTCTCGCCTGCCGTCCCGTCTTCCGCTACGGCTTTCTGGTTCTCGTGCCTCAGAATCGCTCCTGAGCGGTCTACGCTCGGTTCCGGACGGCTCATCCCGCAACGGTCGGCGTTCGCTTCGGTCGTCGTCGCGGGTAAGCCTTGTCCGCTCCGTCCGCGTTCGGGGTGTCTCGTCAACGTCATCTTCTCGGACGAAACTACCGCCTAGGACTTTTTGAATATGCTCTGCCGGGTACAAAGTTAGTATTTTCGGCAAAGGGTTTTCGGCAACAAAATCGCACCATTTGTCTTGCAACCTCACATCGTCGCTGATCGGCGTTGCTCGCGGATCGATTTTCAAATTACCGATTACAGTAAATTCCTTGCCGTCGTCTCCCCGCTTTTTGATACCGTCAAACTCAATATCATACCCTTCTTCTTCATGATCCACGTAGTAAGTCTCACCTGTCCGCTTGTTCTTTGACAAATCAAGTATGGACTGGTTCTCCATCCACGGAATGACCCAAATCTTCGGGCCGTCGTCTTCGTGGTCCCTGTCGATTACATATGCAATAAACGACTTCTTAGCCTTGAAGTTCTTTGCGGCTTTAGTATCGGTTCTCGACAACTCCCGATACTCAGCACAGACAGGGCAAACTTCCCCTTCTTTGCCATGTGTTTCCAGACAAAGGTAGCGTTGATTGTCCGGTCCTACTTGCTTGTGTACCCAAACTGGATAAGCGTAGTGGTCCGCTCCGTCCCAACCATAGGGCGGCAGGATACGGACTTTGTAGTTAGTACCAGCCTTGATTGAAATAAACGGCAAGTCGGAACGAAAAATTGAATCGTACTTACCGCCGCCTTCCGTTGCCCGCTTCTGGACGCTTTCCGGCGTGCGGTAGGAAAAGTTTGCGGATCGTTCGCTACGTCGCGGGGCTTCTTCCCTTCGCGGTTCGTCCCTTCGTACTTCACGCCTGCTATCACGGTCGTCTCTCATTTGAACCTTTCGGTAGAGTTTTCCTTGCCCTTACAATAATGATCCGTTGCTTTTAACTTAGCGTATGTCCACACATAGCCGCATAGAAAAGTTAATCCGACTGCTCCGACAACAGTAGTAAACCATTCAAGTATCTTCATCATTGCGGTTTCCTCTGCTGCCTGCGGTCGTTCAACTCTTCACGCTGCCGTTGATATTGTACCGAACCGTTGTAACTTGTGGATTGACCGTGTTGAGAAATGTCTAAGTCACATGCTGCCTTGAGCATAAAGTTACGCATTTCCCAACTTGACTTCAAACCTTTATATCGCGACATTTCCTCGTTAGCCTTTACCAAGTCACGTTGAGCGGTCATCAGCCTTTGAAATGCTACTTTACGTTTCGGATGTGTTTGTACTAAAGCTTCTACGGACGAGTCAGTTAACTTAACGGGCGGGTTAGGGTTGGTACGAATTTCGATAGCTGCTTCCGCCTCTGCCGTTTTTAAAGCGTCCTTCATTTCATCGCGGACGCACTCTGCCTCATCACGTCTCGATTCCGCCAGTACAAACCGCTCTGCTACCTGCTGGAAGATGCTCGCCTGTTGGGCGACTTCGTTATTCAAATCATGCAGGTTGATTTGTAACCGTTGCTCGAAACCGGCTATCTCTACATCGTTGGTTACAGGCTCTACTTGTTTTGGACGGACGTTGGCTACAAAATGTCGGCACGAACCTTTAATGCGGCAATAGCACTCAGGGCCGCACGGGCAAACCGCCGGTACTTCGTTCGCGTGTTCGCAAAGAAAAGCACTTCCTGCCTCTGCCGATTTTCTTACTGGTTGTCGATGCATACTAACATCCTTATACTTGACGGTAAACGGCGTGCCAGCACCAACACTCTTTCAAAACGATAGCCACACTCACTAAGGCATAAGCCTCATTTTGAAATCCGACCTTAATCCCAACCGGCCCAAAAGGACTCTTCCATTCGTCACGTAACACCAAAGTAGTCGCATTTGCTGGAATGTCGGCGTAATCTTTCCAAGTGCTTTTATCGCTGTCCGTGTAGATAAAACCTGCTGTGTCGCTAAACGGTTGCGGTTCCAACGGACGCATTACAGTAAGTTGTCCTGTTTCCATATCTCTATTATACACAACGAAGAATGCCCGGCTATGTGTTGCCGGGCATTCTTTCGCCTTTCTAAATTTTCACGCTCATGCCGCCACTGTCGCTTCCTCATCCTTCATAACCGGAAGCGTACAACCGCTCATCGCACCGATTACCAAAAGATGTTTAGCGGCTCGACTAGCGGCGACATGGCGGCACGCTG